TCTTTATTCCATACTCGTATACCAAACAAATTATTTCCTTCACGAGCAAATCTACTTAGACCTGCGTTACTCTCAATAATGGCCTGTGCAATAATAAGGTCGTCTGGTATTCTTTCACCTTTATGTAATTCTAAATTAAGGTAAGCGATACATCTTTGCATTGTTTTTATAAATTCTTCATCTGAACCTACAGTAATTCTTGGTTCTGCAAAACCAATTTCTTTGGCCCATTTTATAGTTTTATCTATTGCTTTTTCTTCAACAGTATTTTTTGAAATAAAATTAGGATAAAATGTACCTATAAAGAAACCAATTAAACAAATACCAATAATGGCCATCACTTGTCTAAAGTGAAATCTTAATCTACGTGGTAATTTATATTTAATATACCACTTTAAAGGTCTATGTTTCATTATCTTTTACTTATGATATATTCGTAATGGTATTGTGAATCATCTACTGACAAACCAGTATCAAGTATTTTTTTATATTTGACTTTAACTTTTTTCTGTAAGAATAATAATCTACTGTCATTGAGGTATCTTCTCATACGATTAAATATTTCATCTGACTCTCGTTTAGAAAAGTTATTCAATACATCTTCCTGAAAGTGTCCTTCATAATACACACTCTTATCGCCTTTCTTTCGAAACCAGGCAAATTCTTCAATCTTCTTCACTGCGTCTAGTATGATTGGCTTCAGGTAAGCGTCTTTAAACTTTTTTATTTTCACTTCGTTCATTATGTGTCCTATTGTTGGTTATAACTTTAGCCCTATATATTTCAGTTTAGGTGCAAAACTATAGAATAGTTTATTGTGGTTGCCTGTATCATTTGTTAAGAATTGATATAGATGCACCATTTCGTGAGCTAAAGTTTCTAAGAAGTCTTTTTTAGTATTGTATTGTTTATCCATTTCAAGTTTATATAATTTTGTGCCTTTACGTTTCCACTCAAATTGTATTACTTGTCCCATACACTTTGAATATTTAAGTTCTCTAATTTCTATTTGATTAAATGAAGATAGTTTGTTATCGAATATGCCAAGATTTAACATTTTAAAATATTTTTTTATATCAGTATAAGTTGTTTTATACTTTCTTTTTAAAGATAGAAGTGGTTTAAGTTTCTTTCTTACAGTTAAAACTTTTTGTTTCGTTAACTTTTTCATACATTATTTACAATCGTCCTGTATCTTTGTATCCTTTAGTAAACTACATTTATAATTTTTATCTGCTTCAAGTCTTAAATCGGCAGCCATTTTATCTAATATGGCAGGTAAATACTTTTGCAATATATTGATACTGTCAATCGCAAACAAGTGAGCGGCACGTGATAATTCTTGCTCTAATAATTTAGATGTATCAATCGGTTGGCCTGTAACTTTTTGAGCAATTACGTGGCCAATTACAGCGGTATTATACTCACTGGCTTTTAAAGAGTTCATTGTACAGGTTAAAAACCCATATAATGAGATGGCCAGTATTGTTAAAAAAATCAAAAACTTCTTCATATATTTATCTTTCGTTGATTTTGTTAAAGATTATTATTATATACTCGTCTTTTAAAAACGTTTGTATATAACGATAATTTATATTGTGTTCTAAAAAATATTTGTTTTACACGATCATTTGACAAATTATATTTTTTTGCAAGTTCAGAATATTTAAAATTATAAACTACTCTATCGATAAACATAGATATATTTCTATCAAATTTTTTCATTAAATCTTTATAATTTGAATAATGAGAGTATAGGTTTTCTACATCTTTTCTATAAACATTTACGATATTGTTAAATGACATTATTTTTCTTTTGTCAAATTTGTTGATAATTCTATCTTCAAAAGAATTATCTATTAATGCGTTTTCAAGTTGTTTCATATTATATTATTAGTTGTTAGTTTTGTATGATAACAATGAAAAATAAAAAAGAAAGAAAAGTGTGTATGTGATCACACTAAACAAAAAATTAATCATTGTTACCATACCTATAAGGTAACACTTTTTTGTGTTTATTTCAAGCTTTATTTTGATTATTTTAAAAGAAATATGTGTTTAGAATCAATGACTTAGCAAAAACCTAAGTCATTGTTTTATAAGGCTTTTTTAGGAAAGCCTTGAAAACCTTAGTTTCTGATAAACTTATCGTTCCAATTAAAGGCTTCTTTTACACAGTTTTCTGTGAGTCCTTTATAAGTAAGATTCAATTTTCTGTCTTTTATATCAATTAATACCTGAGCATCATCTTTATGAAGCGCCTCGAGCATTTGTATAAAAAGAGTTTCTTTTTTTACTTTAGGTATATTACTACCACCTTTAATAAAGAGGTATAATTTTCTTGCCTCGTCTAATAAAGATGTATGGTCTGTTCCTTCTGGTACATCATTTTGCATAAATGGCGGTGTGCCTTCAGGAATATCCCAAGCAATACTAGGGTCAAAAGCAGCTTTACATAACTGTCTTAAACCTTGACTATCGTATTTTCTTAAAACTTCTATTTTTTTTGGTTTATCTTTTGCGTTATTTACTTGTGTAAATATTTCGTGTGCTAAAGGTCTGGCATTAGTGGCCGTACGAGCAACTGACTCCATTCCTTTTTTACTCATTAGGCTTGAGTGCCTAGGTTTGTCTTGTTCCATTATATCTCCAATATTCGAATATTAAAAATCACCAATGTTTTCCATCAACGATTTTAGTTTGTGTTTCATAAAATACGGTAACAGTTTGGACCTGTTAGGTGTTTTATAATCTCTATATGTATTTATAATAGTTCTTTCTAGCTCTTCTGGTATACAGGAAAGGTCTATTAGTCGTTTGTTTCTCTCGTAATACTTGCTGGTTTCACTGCCTAATGGTATTCTATCGGCAGTTGACCATTCTTCAAGTCTTTTCTTATTGATAGGCCTTTGTTTTTCTTTTGTTAAAAAGATGTCATCAGGACTTAATATATTAGGTATGCCGTCTGATCGGTCACCTTTTATAATCTGTTCGTGTAAAAATATTTTAGGGTCTACATCTTCGCCTACAAATTTCTTTTGTATAGGACTGTATTGTTTTACATTTGTTTTGGTTTGTAATTGTATAAAGTCTTTATCGCCACTGATAATCATAATAGGTTCGTTATTATGTTTTACAAGTGTGGCGATTATATCATCTGCTTCGGCCTTCTCTACGTACATCATTACGTAAGGAAAGTTTTCTGCGATTTCGTTTTTGATTTCAGTAATCATATTGAATATGTTATCCCAATCTGTTGCTGAATCTACACGGCCTTTTCTGCGAGCGTGTTTATAATTAGGGTAAATATCTCTACGCCAAGGGTCACCAGCGTCAGCACATAACACTATATTATTACCGTATTGTGATTTGAATTTTAAATTAAAACCTCTTAATGAATTAATAACCATATGTCTTACCATTTCTTTATCTGGTAAGTTCTCAGCCTTGCCTCTCGTCTGAGCCATTAGGTTTGATATTAATACTTGATTGAGGTCAATTAATATCATTATGCTTTATGTTCAAAAATTACCGTTTCATCTCCCATTACATCATTGTAACTGGTAGTTTTAAATATAAAATCTTTTCCGTATTCTTTACCTTTTTTACCTTGTTCGTTAGCGTACTTAGCAACAGCTTCAACTACGTTGTAGCCTGCGTTTAGTCCACCTCCTTCACCAAATTCTTCATTGATTTCTTTTGAATAAGGTTCTCTATTTGATAATGTTGATATTTTTCTTTCTACTAATAATCCATCTTTAAATTTTCTTTTTAATTCGTATGCCATAAATCTCCTTTAAATGTGGAGGCGAGCTTTATATATTTCTCGCCTCCAAATAATTACGTACTCTTAGTTAGAGTAAGCGTATTTTGTTCCGTACAGTTTTTGGATACCAGCAGCAATAATTGCTTTTGATGGTGAACCTAATCTGTAAGAAGTGCCTTCAGCAGATCTGTTAATATAGATCATATTTCCTTCTGCTCTTAATTTGTCTACCATAGCTCTTGGCGATGTTAGATCAAATTTAGTTCTTAATGTCTTCCACGATATTGATTTACCGCTTGACAAGAAGTTTAGCACTCTTTGTGTCTTAGATAAACCGCTAACACGTTTAGCAGTTGATCTTTTAGCAGTTTTTGTAACTACTAATTGGTCTTTTGTAAAAAGACCTTTTAATGTATTAAACATTATGTTTGTTCTCCTTAAATTGGCTATTTTACAACCGGCGACGGCGATTCCATTAGGAATTTCGTGTGATCTACTTGTCATTTGTATCTTCAGGTAAATCAAAATCTGCTTCAAAGTCTGTCCAACCATCATTTCTTCTTTTAATTTCATCTTTAAT